CTTCGATTAACATATCTAAGATTTCTAAATCAATTTCCATTGAAATGTACTCGCTCATGATGTTAGTCAATTCAGCTTCTGCATCGATGTTTTGGTAAGCAGCTAAATCTTGCGCAAATTCAGGTGTCCATACTGCTTTTAACTTTTTAGTTTTAGCAGTAATAGGTTGTGATTGCATTCTAACGTTAATCTCAGGAATAACAATTTGACTTGTTCCAGAGTAGTTAGCAGGAACTGCGAAAGAACCTGAAGCTTCGAAATCACCACGACCTGATTGGTTACCATTAATCACAGAGGCAGCGTTGTTACCAGAAGTAACGTTGATACCATCTTGTGAAGTTGATTTTTCATAGAATACAACTGCTGAACCTGAAGTTGATGCATAAGTTGCAGAAGCGGTAAAGAAGAAAGAAATCGTACCAGCTGTGTAGTTGTAAGTAGTAAATGCAGGTAATAAATTATCAGGGTTTAATACACCACCATCTAAAGTACCTGAAACTACGAAACCACGAACTGCATCCTGATCGAATGAAGGGATGTACAATGAAGCTGTAGTCAAAGTATATTTAGCAATTTGACCAGCAGCAGCTGAAGCTGAGTAATCAGAATCAAAATTTACTTCAGCCCATGTAGCATCTACGATAGAAGCTGTACCAGCCGCTACGTTAACAGCAGCACCGTTAGCTGAACTTGTTACAGGAACAGCTGAACTTGTAAATTGGTTAGTAGCGTAAGTGAAACGACCTTCTGGTCCACCATATAAACCACCTACAGCAGCAGGAGTAGAGAAGGGGAATTGAGAAGCCGTGTTACGGTTACCATACAATGATTGACCTGCAGTAAATGGAGTCTTAGAGTTACCATATTGGAAATCTAAGAAGAACACTAGTCCTGAAGGCATGTTCATAGGTTGAACTGAAACGAATTCTTTAGCTACGATAGTACCGAATACTTTTCTTACTAAAGGCAACGCAATACCAGCCCAGTTCTCACCTTGTCCACCTGAAGTGAATGATGAATTAGAAGAGATAGTATTGTTTTCAGTTACTAATTGTTTAGCTTGATTTTCTAACATGATTGACATGTTATTTTTATCAAACTCTGTTAAGCCCTCTAAAAGGCCTGTCTTAGCCCATTTTCCGGCTAACTTAGCAGCATCAGATTGGAGATTTTTCCAAGATCCAGCTGCCGATTCGAGTAATTGATTTACTTGTGACATTGTTTGTTTGTTTGTTTTTTTTAGTTTTTGTTTAAAATTATTTTTTAATTCCAGCTAACGTTTGCCATCTAGCAAATTGGTTATCCATTTCAAGAATTGGTTTCTTTGTTGGAGCAATACCTGCTGCTTTAGAAGCACCACCAATCATAGATTCGTTAACAGATGATTTTTTATCATTTGCTACACCTTGTGATAAGGTTTCGAAAACTAGTTTAGCTTCTTTAGTAGTAGTAGCTTTATCAAATGCTGCCAATACTTTTACTTTTTGAGATTCGGTTAAGTTTTTAGCTCTAAAGATTTTGTTAGTGTAAAGTAATTTTGCATTTAACAAATTAACTTCATTTAAATCAGTTTTAACAGTTTCGACAGCAGCATAAGCTTCTTCAAGTTTAGCTTCCATTTCTTTTAGCTTTTTCTTGTAGTCTTCTACACCTTCTTCTTCAGCAGTGTCTTTTTTATCGCCACGCTTTTTAGCAGGTACATCGCCTTTATTTCCACCGTACTTTTTACGTTCGGCTAATTCAGCTACGATTTCGTCAATGTTAATTTCTTCTTCATCAGCTTCCATTTCTTCACCTTCTTCATTTTCCATACCTTCATGACCACCCTCTAGTTCCCCAGCGGTTACCATGTCAGCAATTACCATTTCGATGAATGATTTAAGATCATCTTCAGACATGTTTTCCATATCGATTTCTTCATCTTCTGAATCTTCAACTTTTTCTTCTACCATGTCTGGGGATTTAGGTAAATTACCAGCACCTCCACGGTTGTTGATTAATTCTTCTTCACCTTCCATTAAGTCTTCACCTTCTTCCATGTCATCTAATTCTCTAAGAAGTTCATCTAAGTCCATTTCATCCATGTCTTTAGCTTCATCCATGTCATAAGTTTCTTCCATTTCTTTGGTACCTAATTTTTTCATGCCCATTTGGCCTTCGTACCCTTTTCTGTGATTAGCTTCATCCATTTCAGTAGCTTCGTCCATGTCGAAATTTTCTTCCATGTCCTTCTCTTTCATTTCGTCCATCTCTTTAGCTTCATCCATATCATCCATTTCAGAAAGCTTTGCAGCTAACTTTTCTTTCAAATAAGGTGTGAATGCTTCTTCAAGAGCGGCTTTTGCATTTGCGATAGCAGTTTCTTTAACGGCTTTGGCATCTGCGATTGCTTCTTTAAGCAAGTCTCTGTTGTTTGTCATTTGTCCTCAAATTTATTTTTTGTTGGAAATACGCTTATTGTTGACGATTGTCGAAGCGTAATAAGTTCTATTAACTTGATGCGATATAAGAAATCGCATATTTACTAATATACATATATGAGGATTCTTTAAAGTCGCCGGTTGCGAAAAAAAAAAAAGACCCGCAAGCAGATCTTACGGTATGCAATGCGGGTACTGTTTTTGTTTGTCTAAGGTAGCAGACGTCTTAAATTATCGGACATGTACCATTGGCACATAAAATTTCTGATAATAATATGTTTATTCTTGAATAAGGATTTTCTTTAGGATTTTCTAAACCTTCTTTAACTAATTGCATATATGAACCTGGATTAGAAGGTGTTGATACAAAGTCCCAACATAATAATTCAAAATCATCTTGTACTTCTAATGTACCTTCATTCATTTCTTTTAATGAACCTAAACCACGTGATGATACACCTACTTGAACATTATTTTCAATAAGTGCTTTTAAAATATTACCTGATACTGTTGGTAAAATTTCTAATTTACCCATTACTTTATCACCATCCCACCAAACTTCTCTGATGATGTGTGATACGTTTTTAAGGTTAATAATTGTAGAATCGGGGTGATCTAGTTCACCTGTTGCTCTATTTTCTTTAACAACTTGTTTATAAGTATCAATTTCTCTTTCCCAAATTTCTCTTGGATAATATCTACCATTCCCGTTTTTTACTTCGGCTGTTGCAAGTATTCCTTCAACCATTGGATTACCAGAAGGTGCTTTTAAACCTTCAGTTAAACTCATTGGTGATACAGAAAACGGGATTGTTTCTATTAATACTTGTTTCATATTAGTAATTCATTATATTATTAAAAATTTGTTTTATCATTTTATAATTTAATTAAATTGTTCTTCAAATGGTGCTACATCTTCTAACCAATATTTTAATCTCTTTTTATCTATATCCATTAAACCCTTACCGAATATATCTTCAATTTCTTCCATAGAAACCATACCTCCTACTGTATCAATATAATTATTATCTATTATATTTTTTTCTGGGGATTGGTCTCCCATTTCTTTATATAAGTTAATAATATATTGAGCTTTAGGATTACTAGATTTTTCATCTTCGTTTAATTTATCCTCACCAATTATTTCTTCTTCTTTAGCTTTACCTGTCATCTTTTCATAGATTTTTTGGGTTTTAGCTTTGTGTTTTTCAAGTTCTTTGATTTCTTTATTAAGAGTTTTAACCATTGATTGATCAATCATTTCTGCTAATTCTTCTGATTCAGCTAATGCTAATTTTGCTTTGCGTTTTTCAATTGCCTCATCAATAGCATTCATTTTAGCTTCTAAAGCAATTGCTTGAGATGATTTTTCTACTTCTTTAATATGATCACCAATTGAAGGACGTTTTGCTTCGTTTAAACCTTCTTTAACAGCTTTAGGCATATCACCATATCCTGATGATTTGTATTTACCTTTAGGTTCTACAGGATCTCCACCTCCAACTACATCTTTAGTATATCCAATCCCCTTAACACCAAATGAAGCTTCAGTAGCATAATAATTAACATTTTTAACCATGTTTTTTAACACGATTTGTTTTAATTCATATACACTTTTATCTTTATTTTTTTCATCCTGCATTTCAGTATAAAAACCCATTAAAAATGATTGACCATAAACATTGTCAATATTATCAGGATTATTATTATCAAATTGATTAGCTAAATCTTTAGCTACTTCAGGAGCTGGTTTTTC